TGATTGGACGACATAAGATTGTGCATAAAATTCTCCCTATTGTTTAACACATAACCAAGAAGGTTTGGTTACATCTTGCTACCTAATTCTATCATTATTTATAATATTTGTCAGCAAATTTACATATTTCTGATACATTTCTCAATTATGTATTAATACTTAATTAACAACATATTACCAAGTATTTCTGTTTGTTTCATTCCCATCTTGATAGTATATTTAAGCAACAACTTTACATCCTCAATGTCATCCATCTTATCAATAGTTCTTGATATTTTCTCATATTCAAATTCCCTTTCAGGTGCTATCTTAATCTTGTCAGGATTCATGTTAGTATCTAGCAGGAATTGAACTGTAACTATCTATATCTAATGGTCTCTCTTGCGATTTATACATATCTGCCATAGTATCTCCTCTTCTATTCTTAACATACTCTAACTCATGCCAATTGTCTTTATTACATAATAGTGTAACATGTACATTCTTGTGCATCATTGGTTTTCCACTTGTGTAGACACATTCTTTTTTAGGATAAACTACAACTTCAATAGTAATATATTGTGAAACAGAATTCCATCCTTGTTTATTTCTTTTCTCATTATCTACAGGTTCTCCCTTAAAATAAACCCATCCCTCTTCCCAGTCACCATTTGGTCTTTTCCAGATGACATAATCATCTACTTGTGGTTCATAAGTCATTTAAATCCTCCAAAAATAAAATGTCTCTGTCTTTTTCATCAACATTGAACTCAAAATATAATGAGTCAGCATCACTTAGTTGATTATTATCAACTAGTTCACTCATTCTTATGTTCCAGAATGATTGCAACTCAATCAAAGCATTTCTTTTAGTTTCATTCATAATTACCTTGTAATTACTGACACTGCTGGTTGACCTTTATCAAAGACAGTATCAACAACTGCATTTACTTTCTTTGATGTACTGATACCAACTCTATCATACACTGGAATAGAAACAATGCCAAACTTTTTGTTTGCATTACCTTTTCTAATCACTCTACCAATAGTTTGACTGATAGCAGTGTAATTCATAGACCTAAGAAACAATACTGCCTCTAGTCCATTTACATTTATACCTTCAGATAGTATGCTGTGATGTAATACAACAAATCTAGTGTTGTCCTTACCCCACTGATTCAATGTTTCAAAGAACTTGACTCTGCTGACCTTGATGCCATTAATAACTGCACCAGTCTTGGCAGTGATGTACATCCAATTGTATCCTCTACCATACAACTCTGTGCCTAGTTTACTATTAGCAAACAACTGCACTATCTGTGATGTTCTTCTGGCACAGATGAGTATCTTATCTACAGAATTGGAATCAATACTAGACAATATGTTATCAGCATCATCTTCACAAGTAATCTTTCTATCTCTAATCATATCCAACTGATTAACAACTACCTTGGGTGGTAGTATGACACCAGCATCAACCAACTCAGGTGCAGGTACTTGCTCAATGACTCTACCATACACCTCTTCATTGTTCATGCCAACTTTCTTGTGACTAGAACTATGGTGAGGAGTAGCAGTAAAGAAAAAACACCTACGATTATTTGTAGTTGCAAAAAATCTAGTAGGAGTGTGGAAATGTTTTTGAACACTGTTATGTGCCTCATCAAAGTATATTGTATTTACAGGAATACTAGACTGTTGTATTCTATGTAATGAATGATATGTTGTAAATATAATCTTGTTGTCATTCCAATTGTTTACAACCCACTGACCAATAGCATTGGAGTTAGTTGTACTATCATGATCTGTATCACCACTGTGTACATGCAACACCTTTGCATTGTCAATTATCTTTAAGAAATCATTTGACAATTGCTGTGCTAATAATATTCTAGGTGCTACAACTACAACAGTTTGATTACCATATTGAAACTGTCTATGAGCATCAGTAATCATGCACATAGTTTTACCACCACCAGTAGGCACAATGACCTGACCCTTGATAGTGTGAATCATTTTATCAACAATCCTCTGCTGGTGAGGACGTAATGTAATCATAAAAATATTTCAGTAACCACATAATAAAACTCCTGACTACAAAAGTCAAGGGTTAGTGGACAGTTTTTAAATTGGTTGGTACAGTTGCCCATACTTACCAAATACTTCTTTAAACCTATCAAGATTATCACCTAAGTAAATGATGCCTGATTGAAATGGAGCAGCACCTTTACCACTACCAAATTTCATTCTAGTATTAACAGCAACCCAAGGATATTTACTGATTGATTGCCACCACTTAGTAGAAACATCTACTTTAATTAATAATACTAACTCATCTGCATTTCCTGATTCATATTGTAAAGCAGCATAAGGAACCCATTCTTTACTATTACTGTAAGGATGGTTCATAAACACTTTACCATGCCAATCATGTGCTAGACCATTAGTTTCAATAGTATAATATTTAAGTGCAGGTACATTAGGATTGTCCACATCATTACAACATGGGTCAAGGTCAATTGTACCAAAGAACTTAACAACATCTCCCACAAATGAAGTGGGAGTGTTCCAACAATCATGGCGATTGCCAGTTGATGCTGTTAATGCTTTAAGTGCAGTTGATGTCATATAGTTGTTCTAAAATTCTGTTCATCAGTGATAGTAACATCAGGACATATTGATTTCATTTGTGATACAAACTCTTCATTGAAATATGTTTTCTTTAGTGTCCATCCATCATCACCACATAATACAATTATAGCACGATTATACCCATGTTTGTTAATAGCATTTTGTAATTTAATAAATTCAAATGGTATTTTCTCTTCAGCAGTTCCCTCTACTTTTTGATACTTAAGACTAATAAGTGTACCACCTTGATGCTTAGAAATATATCTCTTATGTCTTTTAGTTCTCTTATATGCTTTACCACCTAATAATATGTCCACAATATGTTTTTTTCCAGTATCAAATTGTGTACCAACTTCTGCTTGAGGATATACATTACCCTCATAATTCTCACTCAAAAATTGTTCAATGTCTGCCTCATTAACCTTACCAGTAGATGTGTCTCTGGAGGAATGATTGTCTCTGCTTGACATAATAAACTCAAATTCAATACTATTATAATTTTAAAAAATAGACTGGTCAACTACACCTGTGCCACCTTCTCAAGTGCCACCATTCTTTTAAAACTGCCATCCATATTATAGTATAACTTATAATTCTCTGTTGTTACATAATGTCCTATTATATCATTACCATCACAGTTCCAACCATATGCTATGACTCTCTCTTCACCACCATCAATTCTCATTTTCTTACTGCCATCTAGGTAAGAGTGGTATCTTTCATCTAAATTCAGCATAGGATTAAGAGTAATGTGAGGACATTCTAACATATGTTAGTTCTAGTATCTATAAACTTAATTGTCTCTTAATATTTCAGAAGTTTGCTATGGTGTACTCAACCAACCTTACACCCCAATTCAAGAAGACAATGAATGAAGTGATAAAAATCAACTTTTCTTTTGTAGAATAAATCACAAATCAATACTAAACTATTCATACTATACAAAATATCATGTCACATGGCAAGTAGTCATGTGACAGTTCTTAAAGTGTCTTAGGTTAGTTCAGTATCTTGGATACCTGCAGAACTCTCCCTACCCTTAGCAACTTGTCTCCATCCAGTGCCAAGAACTTGACCTGGTTCATCCTGAGTGCTTGTAGAATTAAGACCAAGTACTCCATAAAGTCCTCTTCCCCATGCCCATAGTGTGTTATCAGTTTTTATAGCAAAACCACCTCTTTGTCCACCTGCTATATCTTTCCTAGTAAATCTCCAACTAGTAGCACTACCTATTTGAGTTGGTGATGAGCGTTTGTTATTATCTGGTATCCCAACTCCTAATTGATTATCTTCATTTTGACCCCATGCCCACATTGTTCCATCAGTTTTTGATGCCCAGAAACATCTATAACCACCAGCAAGATGACCCCATGTAGTGCCAGGTAATTGGTATGGAGAAGATTTATGTTGATCTCTCTGACCTAAACCTAGTGTTCCATCATCATCATCTCCCCACATCCACAGTGTATTATCAGTTTTAGTACAACCCACAGCAGTATCACCTCCCATACCATCAACCCATGTAGTACCAGGTATTTGTCTAGGTGATGAATAATTTGTTTGATTATTTTGTCCTAATTTACCCCTAACATTACTTCCCCATGCCCATAATGTTCCATCAGTCTTAGTTGCATATGAAGAATAATGAGAAGTCCAAACACTGCGCCATGTAGTACCAGGTATTTGTCTAGGTGATGAATAATTTGTTTCATTACCCTGACCTACTTGTCCAAATTCATTACGTCCCCATGACCATAGTGTTCCATCTTGTTTAATTGCTAAACTTAAGAAAGTTCCCTTTGCAATTTGGTCAACCCCAATAGCCCAATTAGTACCAGGTATCTGTCTTGGTGAAGAATAGTAAGATTTATTAGTTTGTCCTAATTGTCCCCAAGCATTTTGACCCCATGACCATAGTGTTCCATCATTTTTACTTGCTAACCAATGTCCAGTATTAGAACCTTGTGATACTGCTGACCATGCACCACCAGGTACTTGAGTTGGTGATGAACGATCTGTTTGATTATTCTGTCCCAATCCACCAGAACCAGGTACACTACCTCTACCCCAAGTATATAAATTCCAGATTTGTTCCTTTGTGTTGAATGTATATGCTACACCCACAGAGTTAGTTCCATTAGGATCAGTAAAGAATCCAGCAGGTATAGTTATATGATATAGTTGATTTGATTTTAAGTCAGCACTCAGTGCATCTGCTGTAAATTTGTTTCCATCTATAGTTACTTGAGAAGTAGACCAAGTTTGAACACTAGTGCCTGATGAATTAGTTTCTCTTAAAGTTATACTACCACTACCTGCTGTTAGTGCATTACTATATGTGTATGCTAAACCTACTACACTAGAGTCCATCTCTTGGTCACTACTATAAACACCAGGATTAGCTTGCCAAATAGCAAGAGAAGAACCAACACCAGTTAAGTTAGAACCATCACCATATATGGTATCTGCATAAACATTTCTCCACCTAGTACCATTTAGTCCTAAATCATATGTACTATCAACATATGGTTGTAAATGTCCATCACTGTTTAAGAACATTCTTAATGTATTAGCAGTTCTAAACTGAATACTGTGTGAAGAAAGTGCACGAAGATCTAAATGATTACCTGTCTTACCATCTATTCTGCCATTGACCTCCACTCCCGTGCTCGTAGTTTTAAATTGTGAGGTATTATCATAATAGATCTCTACAGCTCCTCCACCAGTCGCTTTTATAACGTCTTCCCATGCACTTCCATTCCATTGCTGTATTTCTAAATTACCATCAGTATTAGCTGCCACAATCCATAGATCAGCAGCATCATCACCTTCATCTGCATATAAAGCTAGAACAGCATTTTCACCTTCTCCACCTTGTACTCTTACATGGTTATAAGCCTTTATTCCCTGACTATATGTCTCAAATTTTTTGTCATTATCATAGTAGATCTCAACGGCTCCGTCATGAATAAATTTGGCATGAACATCTCCATCATCTTTATCTTTTAACCAAATATCATCTGACAACAATAATAATTTACCAGTATCATTATCAACAATAGCATTCGTCCCATTATGATATATTTTCATGTCACTATCAGAGCCAAATATTCCCATTCCAATAGTTCCACTTGTATGATCTGGCATACTTAAACCACCTGCTATGCTTACAGCACCAGTCATGGTAGTAATACCAGTCACACTTAAGTGACGACCAATAACTGCATCATAATTTGAGTGCAATATATTTGAGTTGGTTTGTGCAGCATTTCCCATGTAACCATGGTTAACACACATATAGAACAACACAGTAGGAGTTGTATCACCTACAACTATCTGAGTATATGCTCCTGAGTTACCAGCAGTTCCATTGTAAGTTACTCCAACTTCATATAAACCAGTTTTATCTGATTCAAGATAGAACTTAATTTGATGAGAACTATTAGAACTATCAGATTGATCAAATCTATATGTATTGCCTGGTGTTAATGTCAGGAATGGAGATTGCAAACCATCAATAACATATCCTAAACTACTTCCTGATCCATAATATCTGTGTTCACCATCCACCTTTGTTGCAACAGTAACTGTTAGAGTAGTGGTTGTTCCACTATAAGGTGCAGCAGTATATTTGTATCCTTTTATTATATCTTGAGCATCAACAGCACCAGTGAATGTAGATACACCAGTAACATTAACTTGATTAGCAGTCAAACTGGTAGTAAATGCAACAGGAGCAGCAAGACGTGTAGCAGCAAGAGTAGTGCCATCAAATGTTAGACCAGCGTTATCTTGCAAAGCCCCAGAAGCACCAGCATAGGTAACACGAGTATTAGTTAAATCACTAATCTTAGCAGAAGCAGCAGTTAAATCAGTACCATCAAATGTTAAGTTACCACTATCCTGCAACTCTCCTGAACTACCAGCATAAGTGACTCTACCTGATGTTAAATCACCAATAGCAGCAGTATCAGCAGCAAGACTATCAATATTTGC